AGCGGCGGCTACATTAAGAAACAACAATGCACCAGGACCATACTTTTGTGTGATTCATCCTTACCAAGCATACAAACTAAAAAGTTTGTTAGCAGGTAACGGTAACACACCAATGAACAATACGGACCTTGCAAACGAAGCCCTAAGAACAGGATATGTAGGAACTATTGCAGGAATGCAAGTGTTTGAATCATCTTGTGTAACAGGTGACTCAGCAGGTGCTTATGTTGGAGCGGCTTTCTCAAGAGATGCTTTAGGCATCATGTGGAAGTGGAATGCGAAAATTGAACCACAACGTGACGCAAGTTTAAGAGCTACAGAAATTGTAGGAACTTGTGCTTATGGCGTTGGTGAAATTATCGACGGCTACGGTGTAGGTATTATGGGTGATGCAAACCTATAAGGTTAGTATTATAACATAATCACATAACAGTTAAGGGCGGTCTTTCATACGGGGATCGCCCTTTTCTTATGGAATGGGTCTAAATCAAGCTGGTATCTTACCAATTATATAAATAATACTATTAACAAACAACTTGGTTTGGGAAGGACCCAAAGCAAAACAAAGGACAGTATCCTAAAATGCCAACATTAGCAACTATATCAGACATTCAGGCGTATGAGCCCGATATTTTAGATTTTGGAATTCCTGATTTCGATTCAGAAATAACTAAAGCACAGAACGATGTATTACGCGACTTGCGTATTCGTTGGTGGCCTACATACACTAGAGGTCGTTACGATATAGCCCAGCTATCTACTACTTCATCTGAACCAGATGAAGATCTATACACAGCTTCGCAATTAACCAGAGCTACGGCTTATAATGCCTTAGGATTTCATGTATATCCTAAACTTGCAAAGTTCGAACCCGATCAAGATTTGTTTGAAAGAAAAATGGAATTTTATAGACAAGAATACGAGAGAGAATTAGATCTTGTCTTAAGAGACGGGGTAGAATACGACGCAGACAGTTCTGGAACAGTAACCGATTCAGAAAAACAAGCTACGCATTACCTCCGCCTTAAAAGGTAGGTAAATGTCAAATAGAGAGTCAGCAGTAAAAAACATTATTGAAGTCTTGAAAGACATCAATCCACCACGCCCAGTATTTGTTACTCGTGAACCATTTGACGTGGACAAGCTGGCCATGACACAATTTCCTGCCTTGCTTATATCATCCGGCAATGAGTCCCGCGAGGACCAAGCTATGGGTGGATATAGACGCGGTATTATTGAGATTAATATTAGAGGATTTGTTCGTTCAGATGGACGAAAAGGATTTACGCAGTCTGTCGACGAGAAAAGAAATAACTTAATAGAGCGTATAGAAGAAGCACTCAACACCGATAGAACAAGAGAATTGGATAGTGCCAGAGCGGCAACAACTCATGTGTCTTCGATCGAAGTAGTTGAACGAACACCGCCACTTGGAGAATTTTTCATGGTGGCAGAAGTGCATTATTCATTTACTAAAGGAGTATTATAATGGGTGTAACGAAATATACACAAATGATAGATAACAACGGTCAAGAGGTTAGTATACAACCTGATCGTGTTAAACGATTTCTTGGTGAAGGTTGGACCATTGTTGGTCAAGAACAACCTGCACCGGAAAAAAAGTCACGGAAACGCAAAAGCAGAAAAAATAAAATTACTGCCGATGCCCAAGTGACTTCAACAGCATCAGATGATGAAGGAAAAGTTGAAGCTGAATCGACAGTTGAAGAAGTAGAAGAAAAAGAATCTTGCACTTCTTGTGGGAGTGAAGAACACGCCTACGAAGACTGTTCTGAGGACAACTGGACTTTTTCTGATGATGATTTAGCTAAAAAGGAGAACTAAACATGGCTACATTTACTGGAGAAAACGGTCAAGTGAATATTACATCTGCAGATTCTGCAGGAGTAGTGACCGTTGCCGAAGTTCGTTCCTGGACAGTAGAACATTCAAAAGATGTGATTGAAGATACTGTAATGGGTGACGCGGCAAGAACATACCAAAGTGGACTACATCAGTTCACAGGATCAATGGAAGTAGTATACGATTCTACGCATTCGACTGCTACAAACGCCTTTGATCCAGCAAATGATGGAGCTCTATCAGTAGAGTTTTATCCTGACGCAACAACAGGTCAGAAATTTACAGGTTCTGTTATTACTACATCTGTATCAAGAACAGCATCGTATGATGACCTTGTTACGGCAACTGTTAACTTCCAAGGAACTGGCGCACTAACTATCGCGTCTGTATAATTGTGTTAACAATTAGGATACTAGGATCCCGTAAGGTGATGAGGAGTCTTGAAAGAGAAAAAGATTCTTTCATTGCCAGAGTGGCAAATGATATTTTAGGAGTTGCCCGTGGAAGGACTCCTATAGATAAAGGACGAGCAAGACGCGGTTGGCGCCTAGACTCACGTTTCAAGATGAAAAGTGTTGTCAACCGTGTTCCCTATATCGTCCATTTAGAAGAAGGTCACTCAAAACAAGCACCTAATGGTATACTAGGGCCTACCGTTAGGGAGATATCAAGAAGGAGATATAAGATATGACCGTAATGAATAACATTACAGGCCACTTTAAAGAAAGACTAGCAGGTGGCTTAAAAAAGATAACTGTTCCCGAATGGAAAACAGATGTTTATTATAAAGGTGCCTACCCTTTTGCTGTTGAAAGTAAAATTATTGCTTTACAACAACAAAATAAAACAGTAGAAGCACTTGTGGAAAGTCTTATTTTAAAAGCATTGGATCCAGATGGAAAACCAATGTTTACTAGAATGGACAAAAACACTTTAATGAATGAAGCAGACCCAAGTATATTACTAAAGGTTTGTTCAGAGTTAAACAATGCGACAACTGAATATGAGGAAATCGCAAAAAACTAAAAGAGGACACTGAACTCCAGTTATTGTTTCGAATTGCTGAAACATTACATAAAAGCATTGAAGAAGTAATGCAACTCAGTGTCCTGGAAATCATGACGTGGTATGAGTGGTTTAAACTACAACATGATAAAAGCAAGGAGACGTTAAGTGGCAACACAGCAAATAGAAATCCGCGCCGTCGATAAAACTCGTGGGACGCTTAATAAAGTTCAACGAGGGCTAGGTAAAATTGACAAACAAGCTAAAGGTGTCAGCCTTTCGTTTGGAAAAATTGCCGCCTTGGCTGGTAGTGTATTTGCTGGATTAGGTTTAGCAAAAACAGTTTCCTCTTTAATCCAAACAGGTAAAGAATTAGAAAACCTTGAAGTTCGATTAAAGTTCTTATTTGGTTCAGCAAAAGAAGGCGGATTAGCTTTTGATGAAATGGCCAAGTTTGCTTCTCAAGTTCCATTTAGCTTAGAAGAAATTCAAAAAGGTGCTGGTGTTTTAAGTGTTGTCTCTAAAGACGCAGAAGAACTTGCTAAAATTATGCGGATCACAGGTAATGTGGCCGCAGTCACAGGATTAGATTTTAAAACATCATCTGAACAAGTTCAAAGAGCCTTAAGTGCTGGTATTAGTGCGGCGGATTTATTTAGAGAAAAAGGCGTTAGAGATATGTTAGGTTTCTCAGCTGGTGCAACTGTATCAGCAGAGCAAACAGCTGAAGCATTTGAAAAAGTATTTGGACCAGGTGGTAAGTTTGCAGGAGCCACGGATGCCTTAGCAGATACATTGGAAGGTTCACTTTCAATGATAGGCGATAAAGTATTCAATTTTAAGAAAGAATTATTAGAAGCTGGTTTATTTGATTCATTAAAAATACAAGTTAAAGCATTTGATAAACTATTAGGCGATAACGCCGAATCAATTAATAATGTTGCAAAAGTAATGGGTGACAAATTAGGGTTCGCAGTATTTGCCACAGTTGACTTCTTTAAGAAATTAAACATTAGCATGGGCGACATGATACTAGGTGCCAAGGTTCTTGGTGCAGTATTAGGAGGTGCAGGACTTCTTGCAGTTATTAAAGGACTTACTCTTGGAGTTAAGTCTTTAACATTAATGATAGCTAGAAATCCTTTAGGCTTGTTAGCAGTAGCGGCATCAAGTTTAATTGTATGGTTAAGCATGGAGAATGGACTTGGCAAAACTATTGCTCAAGTTGGTGCTGTATTAAACAAACTAGGTGAGATTGCAAGTGCGGTTGGTTTATGGCTTAAAAGTCAGTTTGTTAAAATTATAAATGCGGCTAAAGAAGCCATGTATGCTTTAGGTGATTCTATAATTGACGCTATTAACTGGCTTGCTTTTTGGAAGGGCGAAGAAAAATTAATAGACAAAACTACAAGAGAACTAACAGGCGCCATAGCCGAACTTGCTGTTGAAGGATATGAAAAAGTATCAACAGCCATTGGTGAAACTGTTGTTAAAGTTAAAGATTATATTGGCACAAGTGAATTAGCGAAAAAAGCCTTAGAAGAAGGTAAAGGAATTCTTGAATCGCTTACGGCGGCATGGATTGAGTCAGGACTAACTTATGATGAAGCCGCAGTAAAACTTAGAGAACTATATGAAGAGTCGTTGGGAGTTGCTAAAGCTCAACAAGAAGAAAAAGATGCTATTCAAGAAGCTACACAGGCATTAGCAAAGAAAAATGAAGAAGTTAAAGTAGCAGTATCAATATACCAGAAACAAGCAGAAGCAATGATCAAGGCCAGCTCTAAGTATAGTGAAGCTATGATGTCTAAAGAGATTGAAACTCTTAATGCTATTGCAGAACACGCCATAGCAATTCAAAAAGCGGCACTAGATAATAAAAAATTAACTGAAGAAGAATTTGCTGAAAGTAGACTAGCAATTGAAAGTCAACTAGCAGAACAAATTACTAAAATACAAGCCGACG